TCGCCTCACCAAGCACCATCGGTGAAGTCGGTGGGTATCACGGGTCAGCTCACTGGCTCTCGCGCAGACCTGATGATTCTGGACGACATCGAAGTTCCTGGTAACTCGATGACGGAGATGATGCGCGAGAAGCTGTTGCAACTGTGTACAGAAGCTGAGTCCATCTTGACCCCCAAGAAAGACTCCCGAATTATGTACCTCGGGACTCCCCAGACCACCTTTACCATCTACCGTAAGCTGGCTGAACGGAACTACCGTCCCTTTGTCTGGCCAGCACGGTACCCCCGTAAAGACAAACTCAGTCAGTACGAAGCCTTGCTTGCTCCTCAGATCCTTGAGGACATCGACCAAGGTGCTGATGAATGGACTGTCACCGACCCAGATCGGTTTGCTAACGATGACCTCCTGGAGCGGGAAGCTGCCATGGGCCGCAGCAACTTCATGCTGCAGTTCATGCTCGACACCAGTCTGAGTGACGCGGAGAAGTTCCCGCTGAAGTTCTCCGATCTGGTGGTGACTTCGGTGAATCCCACAGATGCTCCCGATGCTGTGGTCTGGTGCAGTGACCCCCGTAACTGCCTGAAGGATCTACCGACTGTTGGTCTTCCCGGTGACTACTTCTATTCTCCCATGGTCCTTCAGGGAGAGTGGGGTCCTTACACCGAAACCATCTGCTCCGTCGACCCCAGCGGTCGTGGCACCGATGAAACAGCAGCCGTGTATATGAGTCAAAGGAATGGGTTTCTCTACGTTCACGAAGTACGAGCGTATCGCGATGGCTATAGCGACAATACACTTCTTGACATCCTTCGTGGGTGTAAGCGTTTCAATGTTACCAAGCTCCTTGTCGAGACCAACTTCGGAGACGGTATCGTCGCCGAACTCTTCAAGAAGCACCTGCAACAGACCAAGCAAGCCATCGACGTAGAAGAGGTCAGGGCCAACGTCCGCAAAGAAGACCGGATCATTGACGCCCTCGAACCCGTGATGAACCAACACCGGCTCATCGTGGATCGGGGTGTGGTGGAGTGGGATTACAGCTCCAACAAAGACGCTGCTCCAGAAGAACGTCTGCTGTACATGCTCTTCTACCAGATGTCTCGCATGTGCCGGGAGAAGGGTGCCGTCAAGCACGACGACCGACTCGACTGTATGGCGCAAGCTGTGAAGTACTTCACCGATGCCATGGGGATCAGCGCCTATGAAGCCGTCAAAGCCCGACGCCAAGAAGACTGGCAAGACATCCTGGAGACCTGGATGGATGATCCCCAGTCTGCCGCTAACCATATGGTCCTTGGCTTCGACCTGGACATGCGTCAAAAGGCACGGGGTGGTGGGCGACAGAACGCTGTTCCCACGTGGACCTAGCACCCAATTACCTATTCCTTGAGACCCTTTGCACTGCAACGGGTTTGCACATGGCGTGTGTATAAGGGGGAGGGGAACCTTAAACCCACCCCAACAGGCGAGGAAGCCGTGCCTAAAGACACTCCTTCCTCGCTATTCATCCTGTGATGAACGAGTGGGGACACAACGACACACTTCCCACACTAAGGTTCATCCTGTTGATGAATCATCTACTCCACCTCCCAACAGACGCAAAGGAGCTGGTCTCCTGATGATCCTTGGTGATCATCCTGTAGACCTACTGTCTGTGCGTCTGTGAGAGAAAAGACAAACCACCTTCTCCTAACTGTCTGGGTCAGTTAGAGCCCAGTCCCTCTTCCCCCTCAGCGAAGCGTGGGGACTGTCGAGGATATGCACTACCACCCCCTACCTCCGTTAAGTGATGAGTAGAACTGTACGTCAACAACCCTTTGGTTACCCTCACCGTTCACCCAAGACCTTTAACGAGCTACGGCAAGTCAAGGTCAGCAACACCTATTACGATACCGAGTATTTGGTAAGTACTCGTAAACGTTTTATCCCAACTGCTTGGGATGATCAGGTTATCTCCGCTTACTACGAACAAGACTTCAAACACCACTAATGCACACTGCATCACTCGTTCACATCACTCCCAATGCAGAAGACCTGATTGCCTTTATGGCACGGGTATCGAATCCCTCCAATCAAACTAACACGAAGGGCTTGTCACTTCATGACTACACTGAGACCAGTGCTAAACTCATTAAATACCTAATCGACCATCACCACTGGTCACCGTTTGAAATGGTGAACCTGTGTGTGGAGATTAATACGACACGTTCGATTGCTGCTCAGATCCTGCGGCATCGGAGCTTCTCCTTTCAGGAGTTCAGTCAACGTTATGCCGATGTCACCACCATTGGGACTCCCGTTATCCCAGCCCTCCGTAAACAAGACCTCAAGAACCGTCAGAACAGTACTGATGACCTGAGTACTGACAAGAAAGAGATCTTCATGCGTCGGATTGGTCAGTTGTACGCTGAATCAGAAGACCTGTACCGGGAGATGGTGAGTAGTGGGGTGGCTAAAGAGTGTGCTCGGGATGTCTTACCCATGTCGTCACCATCGCGGTTGTACATGAATGGAACCGTGCGGTCGTGGTTGCATTATTGTGAGCTACGCTGTGCCAATGGGACTCAACGGGAGCACCAAGTCATTGCGTCTCAGGTTAAAGACATTCTCTATTCGCATATGCCGAACGTGTGTCGTGCAATGTGGAGCTGAGAGACAGCTAGAATCGCCTCAGAGGTGGTTGAATACCCCTGAGGCTAGGTTGCCTTGTTGGTGTTAGTAAAGGCTGGTTACAGCTGGCTACAGTGATGTCTCGAGGATGTAGGACATGAGGTTACTCAGACTACGTCCTTCCTGGTTGCTCCGGTCAATTAACGCCTGGTGGGTGGACCAAGAGACGGTGGTGGTCAGTCGAACCGGTTTCCTGGAAGAGATTCGGTAGGATTCCAGCCGTTTTTGGTCGTTGGGAGGAAGATAAGTCATCAGTTCAATCGCGGTTGAGCTGGTCACGGGGTCGGTTGTTAGCGCAACGCGGCCCCACAACAGCATATCACCTGCACTTTTGGTCAGAAATTTCTCAAGCCTTGTATACGGGGGGCCAAGGTCGCCATCCCCCCGGGTGGGTGTCATCAATCGGGTGCATGTTGGGCCGTTAAGTGAGGCTGAGCCCGCTCTAGACCCGTGATCTGGCGCTGCAGCCTAGGGTTTGCACCAGGTAACGCGCGTGCAGGCACGGTTCAGTCCTGATCAGGCGTGCCATCGCTTATTGCGATACGTTCTCAATAGTCTGGTGCGATCTGTTTGGCCTCCCTGTTGTGTGAACAGATATGACGCATCTATCCACAACGCTGCAGCATTGCTGCTAATGTGAGTTCACGAGCCAAGGGAAGCGGGAACACGACCCGCCAAACCCGGCTCTAGACCTACGCCAACCGGCAAAGGGTTGCCAACCTATCCGATCTCGGATACGATCCACACAAGCAGCTTCACCGCTGCCATCGCGACCGCCAAGGACGCAGCACCTAGACAATCGAATAAAGCCAGGCAAGTAGCTAAAGGCTACCGGCACAAGTGAGTCAACAGCAGAACCGCTGCTATGCATTGTGTACCGGGTAAGGCAATCAGTGAACATGCCTGCATGTGGGTTGGAGAGAATCGCCCACGATCTACAACCTAATGGGCAGACACTCTAATTAGCGCGACGCTATGGGATCGAATCCCTGTCTGTCCTATTGCCTGACATGTACAGGCAACCTATCCACTCAGCGTTTGAACCATTATTCATGGACGCATCTACCCTTTCATCTCAAGTGCTTGCAATGTCTGCTGAAGACATTCTCAATGCATACAAAACTGACTCCGAGTTTGCAGAGAGCTGCCGATTTCTTTGTCAGGATAACAACAGCACCAAGGCAATGAATCACATTGTTGACTCACTCTGGAACCAACTGTGACACATGGTCTAACCCTGTCTGATTGTTGACCTATCCACTAAGCATTCACGATTAAAACCCTCAAGGACTCAACACCATGGCTAAACCCAAGGGCTTCATCATCGACAAAGGCTTATCACCTATTGACGGCAAACCTTACGTTGCAATCCTTACTGTCAAGTCCACCAATCGCAAGACTGGCAACATGGCGCAAGTGTTTATCATGCGTGATGACATCAACCCAGTCGAAGCTATTAACACTGGTGAGGATTATTCTATTTGCGGTAACTGTCCACACCGCAAGGACTCTAACGGAAAGCGCAGCTGTTACGTTAACGTAGGACAAGGTCCTAACAGTGTATGGAAAGCATACAAGCGTGGGTCTTACCAGGAGTTCAGCTATGTTGGCCGCAAAGAACTACCTTCTAATGGTACTTTCTATTCCATTATAGAGTCTATGCTTAAAGGCCGTAAGATTCGCTGGGGTGCATACGGCGATCCTGCTATCATCAACCATCAGGTTTTTAATCTCTTAAACAGCTACGCAGTATCTCACACAGGCTATACTCATCAGTGGCGGCAAGGATTCGCCCAACCTTTTAAAGGTTCTTTCCAAGCATCTTGCGATGGTTTCTCAGACTATCTAGATGCTACCGCACACGGCTGGAAATGTTTCGTAGTTGTTAGCAAGACTGCTACACCAACCTATGCGAAACAATGTCCTGCCACTGTTGATAACAGCAAGGCCCAATGCATCACCTGCTCATTGTGTGACGGTGCCAAACGCGATGTATACGTTAACGCCCATGGTAGTGGCGCTAAGTATGTCGTTGCTGCCTAGTCAACCTATCCACTAAGGACTCGCATTCATTCACGAACCTCGTTCACTTCATTCACGATCAAACCAAGGACGCAATTCACCATGATCAACATCCAAACCGATCTCCTTCCACTGTCTCCTTCTGTTCTCAGCAAGATGTCACGTTCCAACCTAGAACGTATTGCCCAGGAAGGAACAAAGGAGCAGAAGAATGATCTTATTGACTGGGGTTACTCCGGCCTTCCTGCTTGGTTTTTTGAAGAGCTCTTCTTTCTTGCTACTGGTACTGAATGGGAGCAGGATGCATGACTCACACTGTCACTGTCAAAGCAATTAGCTCAAAGGCTAAAAACAGGCTAGCCAACCTAATGGGCGGCGATCCTGTCTGTGTAGTCGAGCAGAGTTCTAACGGGAGGCTATTCCTTGCTTCCAGTAACGGAATGAATTACTTCTGGGTCTCACCTAAGGACTCTGACTGGATCATTATCTGATCCCCAATACCTTTCAACTACTGACGCAACCACACCCATGAAACCAACAATGGAAGGACTCACCTTGTCCTTGATGTCTACACTCCTCTGTTTTCTCACCTTTCTAGGTGCATTGGGGGTAGAACAGCCCAGCCACAGCAATGCCACCATTCAGCAGCAGCAAGGACGGATTAAATGATCTCCGCACTCATTCCAGTTCCTGCCATCGTTGCACTTCTGTTTGCATACTATCAGCTACGCCACTCATGAGTAAGCAATGCTATCAAGTCACGTTCGGCTTTTATTCAGGACGTGGTGGCGTTAATGTCACTGGTACAGACTATGTGTACGCATCATCTGCCGAGGTTGCTGTTACTAAAGCTAACGCTATGCGCTCACGTCATGAAAGCGTGCTCAGTGTTGACTACCTGGGCACACCTTTGCATGCTGAGGATCTTGACTTGCTGGACTATCAATCCATCGATGTTGTGTAGTTAATCCATCTATGGACGCACACTTGCGTGATGCATAGGATCAGATCCTTTGTGCGTCTCTTGCCACTCCTAATTGGGGTGGCTTTTCTCTTGTCGATTCACGATCACAACGTAAACCCGCAAGGACTCATCAACCATGTGTCGATTCAACGTTACCATCCAATCTATTGATGGCAAAGAAGAGCTACTTTCCGAATAACTGGCAACAATACAAGGACGCCGACGATTCTGAGTTCATTCCTCATACCTTTGAGGAGATTATGTCTTGGAAGGTTGGCGGCTGGGAGTTACCTCACTCGGTTTGTTGTGTGATACGTGTCACCAACACTGAGACCAAAAAGGTCACAGAGCACGTCTTTCAAAAGTACCGAGCAGCTCAAGCCAAGGTGAATCAACTCATTGATTTACCCGATGTTGAGTTCATCGTTGCTGACCACGAAGCCATTCACCACCTGTACCCTGCAACGCTTGATGCTGATGATTGAATCCACGTTTGATGTCCGCCTGCAACAACTGATCAAGGAGCTAGAGACGCATCCTCACAAGGAGGAGATCCTTAACCTAGCCCTCAGCCAGATGGCGGACGATTGTAACGAAGTGCAACTTCACGCACTGTGATGTAGCACACACTGGCAAGATTAGTACAAACCGACTAACCGCATGATCCTTTGCTCGCTCGGCCCGCTTTATATCGGACTGGACCAGGAGTCGTTCCTCGACCTGTACTGCACATCTGCTGCAGCAGGAATCCACTTAGGACGACTACGGGTAGAATTCGATCGTCCTCAACTGAGGTCCCATGGATCCACTCAAACGCCAGACCACAAGCCAATCAACTGAAAGACTTCTTAATGCCTTTGAACTTCTCAGGTTGATGGATAGAGAAATACCGGGACAAGTTGTCTCGGCGTTTCTTTACATCGCTTCCCATAACCCTTGCCACAAGCAAGCCCTAGAGGAAGACTTGGGATTCAAGGTCGCATCTGGAAGTCGCACTACAGATTGGCTGAGTGAGTACCACCGACTGGGCAAGCCTGGTTTGGGACTCATTAAGAAGTACCAAGACCCACTCAATAGGAGGCGCGTCTTGCTTGAGCTTACACCCAAAGGTGAGGCTCTTATCCGTCAGATGAAAGCACTGATCTCTGATGACTGACACCACCACCAAGGTCACCACATGGGGCAACGCCCTTGACTACACGTTCAAAACGCGCCACACCTGGCGGCATGGCAATGGACGTGGAACTGCTGTCATTAACACTGGACACTTTACGCGCCTTAGAGGACGAAGCTTTCCAGTGGCCCGAATCAACCAAGCCTGTCTCTCACAGGTGTGCATCGAATTGGAGGAAGAATGTAAGAGCGATGCGACTATCAACCGAATTGTCTCTGCGGTCAGCACAGTCCTCAACCACTGCGCCATGGACGGACTCCTCAGCCAAGCGCCAAAACTAAGGCGCCGCAAGGAGGTAGAGCACCGTCTGACCTGGTTCAGCAAGGACGAAGTGGAAGCCATGGTCTACGGCTCCCTGGACCCGTTTGATCGCCGTGATCTGGCGGAATTGGTGGTTGTGGCTGGCTACACCGGCATGCGGCAAGCCGAACTGCTCACGCTCAAAGCCATGGACGTGGATCTCTCGCTCAACATCATCCATGTGGGCGGTCGCCCCGGTTTTACAGCGAAAGCTGGCAACTACCGGGCGATTCCCATTCACGATCGAATCAAGGACGTTCTCTATTCTCGGATGGAGCATGTCAGTGATAACGTTCGTTTGTTTGGTGATGAGTGGAACAACAAGGACCAACTGTTCCGCGCCTTTAAAAAGGTGCGTAACTACATTGGTAAGGACGAGACCTATGTCTTCCACAGCCTGCGCCACAGCTTCGGCACGTGGTGCGCGGAGGCCGGGGTGCCCATGCGAACCCTGATGGACCTGATGGGTCACAAGCGGATCGAGACCACGCTCCGCTACGCCAAGACCACGGACAAGGCCCGAACCGACGCGATCAACCTGATCTAAGCGCGACTACTACCCCCTGTGATATGGTTTTCAGGTGCCCAAACGACGGCGGCTCTCACTGAGTCCCATCGTTGGAATCCCTTTGCGGATGTGGCGGAATTGGTAGACGCGCTAGTTTCAGGTACGCGTTCGACAAGGATTCGTTAGTGGATGGGTGAGGTCGCAAGGCCCCACCCTTCTTTCGTACCAAGGCATCCACTAAGCAACAGGTCTAATCCACGCTTCTAGCTTGCGATCTCAGCAATGAAAGCAACCCTTTTCACAGCCGTTGTTGTGGCTGTCTCTTGGTGTGTGCGTGTTGAAGCCTCACCTCAAATGCAGGATCTCCTGCAAGCCATCCGATCAACAGGCACCACGATTGCGACCAACGATCCCCGCTTCTGCAAGGACCCCGCTGTTCTTGGTTACTACCGCTATCAGAAGGGGGTGATCGATCAGCTGACCTTGTGCGTGGTCAACCATGACGGTGACACCGCTGAGCTACACGACACGCTCCTGCATGAAGCCATCCACGTCGCCCAGTCCTGCAACGGTGGCCCGCTGTTCACCACCCACACGATCAAAGCAGCATCCACTGAGGCGGAGCGGAAGCTCGTGGCCAAGACCTATGCGGGTGCGCAGTTCGACAACGAACTCGAGGCTCGCGTGGTGGCTCGCGATTGGGATGAGGTCTATGTGACCAACTTGATCAAAGAGTATTGCAACTGAACTGACCTTATGGCGACACCTGCTCAGATTGAGGAACAAATCCAGCTTGAACGTGATGCCATCCGACTAGGGCTCAAAAAGCTCCAGGAGAACACCCGTCAACTCGAAGAACGGAGCTATTCCTCTGCGTCTGTCTATGGGATCAGTTCCATCGATTCCCTGATGGGTCCGCTGGTTGAGAAGATCAAGGACACAGCCCATGACCGGGTACACAGGCAGACAGGACAGTACGCAGCCATCAAGGTGTATCTCAAGGATCTGGAGCCCCTGGCCGCTGCTGCCATTACCCTAAAGCTCACCTTTGACAAGGTGTTTGGTTACAGGGACAAGTCCAATCAACTTGTTACGGTGCTTGAGTCCATTGGTCGGGCTGTGGAGGATGAGTGTCAGATGCGCTTCTACGAGAAGGAAGCCCCAGGGCTCCTGAATGTCTTGAAGAAGAACTACTGGCACCGCTCCTGTGGTACCCATCAAAAACTGGTGGTGATCAAAACCCTGATGAACCGGTCGGATATCGAATGGAAGACGTGGGGCCGCACCAACCGCATGAAGCTGGGCGGCTGGCTGCTGGACTGCCTGATGCAGGTCAGTGGTTGGTTTGACAAGGAGATGCGTCAGGAGGGAAAGAACCGGGTCAACTATGTGGTCCCGACCCCTGAGTACCTTGCCATCAAGGACAAGGTGATGGCCGATGCCGAGCTGTTCGCACCCCTAGCCTGGCCGATGCTGATCGAGCCCAATGACTGGGCGCCCGGCCGGCCGGGTGGTTACCTGCTCAACGAGGTCATGCGCGGCCACGACATGGTGCGGCGAGGACATGGCGTGTGTATACAGGGGGAACGGGTCTACGCCTTTCTCAACCACCTCCAGAAGGTTGCTTACCGCATCAACCCATTCATCTATGGGGTGGCCCAGCAGCTGATGGAGAAGGGTTTGAAGGTGGGCAAGTTCATCCCTATTGTTGAGATGCCGCTGCCGAACAAACCGTTCGACATTGCTGACAACTACGATGCTCGGAAGAGCTATCGCAGGGAAGCAGCAGAGGTTCGCAACAAGAATGCCTATAGCTTCAAGGCTTCGTGTCGTACACGTATGACCATGGAGACGGCTGATCGCTTTGCTTCCAAGGACAGGTTCTTCTTGCCGTGGAGCTGCGATTACCGGGGAAGGGCATATCCTATCCCTGCATTTCTCACCCCTCAGGATACGGACTTTGGAAAGAGTTTGTTAAGGTTCGCTGATGAAGCGTTCCTGACACCTGATGCTGAGGATTGGCTTGCCTTTCAGGTCGCTACCACCTACGGCTTGGACAAGGCTCCGATGGCTGAGCGCCTGGAATGGTCACGATCAAACCATGAGCTAATCACTCGGGTTGCAACCGATCCACTTAGCAATCTATCTGAGTGGGAAGCGGCTGATGAGTCCTGGCAATTCCTGGCAGCTTGTGAGGAATACCACGCTTGTCTGATTGAGTGCAGTCGATCCTTTACGGGATTGATGGTGGCCACCGATGCCACCTGTTCTGGTCTTCAGATCCTCGCTGGTCTGGCACGAGACAAGAACACAGCACGGTTGGTCAATGTCCTGCCAAGTGATCAGCCACAGGATGCTTACAAGGTCGTTGCTGAAGCAGCAAAACCTGACTGCCCTGAACACATTCGTCAACACATGGACAGGGGTGTGTCGAAACGGGTCGTAATGACCATCCCATACAATGCCAAGCCTTTCTCCAATCGGAGTTACATCAGGCAGGCATTGAGTGATAAGGGTGTCGAGGTGACCAAGGAGGAACTGACCCAAACAGTGAATGCTGTTCGGGAAGCTATGAAGCGTGTTGTTCCTGGTCCTATGGAAGTGATGGAGTGGATTGAAAAAGAGATCGCTGCATGCATCCATCGTGGTGTTACAGAGGTGTCCTGGGTCACACCATCAGGGTTTGTGGTCACACAGAAACTGATGAAGAAGCAGGTCGAAGTAGTGAAACTACAGCTACTTGGTCGTTGTGAAATCCGTGTTGCCACTGATGACACCGATGAGGTGGACATCAATAGACACCGAGCTGCTACCGCACCAAACCTGATCCATTCACTCGATGCTTCTCTCCTGCACATCGCTTTCACCACTTTCAACACTCCTTTTACTGTCATCCACGATTCAGTGCTGTGCCGCGCAACAGACATGTCTAACCTATCCACTAAGGTAAGGGAGACATACATGCACCTGTTTGCTGAGCACGATTACCTGCGTGATTGGGCCAAACAGATTGGCGCCATCCACGAACCACCGATCATTGGAGACCTTGAACCGGAATCCGTGATCGAATCCACTTACTTTTTCTGTTAATGGCACAAACCATCCACGTTACCGAACAGCCTGTTGTCCTCGAAGGCTATCAAGCTGTGCTGAAGCCCAGTAAGTTTGGCTACTCGTTGTCTGCTCTGGTAGATAGCAAGCTGGTCGAGTCCCTGGAAACTGATCGAACTGAGTCCTTGAAATGGGCTGAGTCGAAGTTGAAGAACCCGAAACGAAGTGTCCTCAAACCAGAACCCTGGGAAGAGGTTACTAGTGACAAGTACAAGGTTAAGTTCAGCTGGAATGAAGAGACCCGTCCACCTGTAGTGGATTCTGAAGGTACTCCGATTACCGATGATGGCACCCCCATTTATAGTGGGTCTCAAGTGAAGCTTGCTTTCAAGCAAAAACCTTACATCCTGCGGGATGGTGTGACCTACGGCACAAGCCTCAAGCTTGTCGGTGTACAGGTGATTGCACTGAATGGTGCTGCTGGTATCGACAAAGGAGATCTCTCTGATGTTGAAGTGGCTGCATTGTTTGGTCAAACTACTGGCTTTAAAGCTGGTGAACCAAACATCACACCGACTGAACAGCCTGAGGAAGACGACTTCTGATGGCTTTCCGCTCTGGGCTAGAGGAGAAGGTCGCTGATCTTCTCGTCAACCTGGGGGTGAAGTACGAGTATGAGTGCCACAAAGTTGCTTACCAGATTCAGCACACTTACTGTCCTGATTTCCTCTTGCCGAATGGTGTCTATTTAGAGACCAAAGGTCACCTCACCGAGGAAGACCGTCGCAAGATGAAAGCTGTTAAGCAACAGAACCCAGACTTAGACATTCGATTTGTATTTCAGTCACCCTTTAACAAGATCTACAAAGGATCTAAGACCACGTATGCCAAGTGGAGCGAACAGAATGGCTTTCCTTGGTGTTCTTTTCACTCAATCCCACTGGAATGGCTAACGTAACTCTCATCAAGGATCTTGCATCAAACCTGATCATGGCCCTTGATAAGCACTCTTCCCCTCAGGACATCATCGAAGGTTTCGAGGATGCTCTTGATGCCTACGAAGAACTGATCTGCACCTATCACCAGAAATGACTTACGGGACTCCTGAGTACTATGCCAACGGCTTTGCTGATTATTTGGCTGACGTTGATGCGTCAAATCCTGAGACAAGTACCAACCTGATCAAAGGGTTTTTACTTGCTGTTGATGAGTGGCTTGAGTACCACCAAGATCAGGTCTATGAATACGAATCAATCCGAGAGCGAGTTCGTCAGGCACTCCCCGTGTGAATACTGTGGCAGTAGCGATGCCAACAGCATTTACAGCGATGGGCATTCCTACTGCTTTTCTTGTCGGACTTACACCCACGGTGATCACGATCAAGAATCACCAGACTGCAGCCAACCTATCCACTCACGCATGAATCACCATGCCTTCCTCAAAGGTAATGCAGAACGACTTCCAAAGCGGAACCTTTCGGAAAAAGTCTGCCAACAGTACAAAATCTACCGAGACGGAGACGTTCTACGGTTCAATTATTTCGACGATGCTGGCGTACTATCTGGCTGCAAAGTAAGGACAAAAGGTAAGATCTTCACCTACGAAGGAGAAACACCTGGAACACTCTTTGGACAGCACCTGTTTCCCGCCACTGGAAAACGAGTTGTCATCACTGAAGGGGAACTCGATGCAGCTAGTTGTCAGGAAGCTATGCCGGGGTGGCCGATGGTCTCTCTACCTAGCGGTGCCACTTCGGCAAAGAAGTCGGTACAACGGTCTCTCCAATGGCTCCAGGGTTATGAGGAGATTGTCCTGTTCTTCGACAATGACGAGGCAGGCCGTAAGGCGACGGAGGAAGCAGCAGGGGTCCTACCACCTGGCAAGACAAAGATCGCAAGACTTGAGGACTACAAGGATGCGTCAGACGCTTTACAGGTCAATGACTCTGAAGCAATTCGTCGAGCGATTTGGGATGCAAAACCGTATCGTCCAGATGGAATTGTAGATGGTAAGAGTCTACTTGAACTAGTAACCACACCTAACCCACCTTGTGATCATGAATATCCCTATCTGGGGCTCCAACAAAAGCTGCACGGGATCAGGTATGGCGAGCTTACAACAATCACTGCAGGTTCAGGGATCGGGAAGTCAAGCTTTTGTCGTGAACTTGCAACTCACTTGCTTAGTCAAGGAGAACGAGTTGGCTACCTGGCATTGGAGGAATCCAATCGTCGTACAGCTCTTGGACTGATGTCCGCTGCTGTTGGCAAGTCCCTACACCTTGGAGAACATGACCGATCTACTCTCACCCAAGCTTATCAAGACACTCTTGCTAATTGGAATCTCTTTCTTTTTGATGGCTTTGGTAGTTTCGATCCCGACATTGTATACAACCGAATTGAGTATCTTGCTTGCGGGCTAGATACCAAGGTTGTCTTCCTTGACCACCTCTCGATTCTGTTGTCTGGTCTAGACGGTGATGAGCGCCGGATGATTGACACCACAATGACCAAGCTGCGTTCACTTGTTGAACGTACAGGCATTGCGTTGTTCCTTGTATCTCACCTCCGACGTACTTCTAGTGATCAAAACCACGAGGAAGGTGCGCGTGTCACATTGGGACAACTGAGAGGTAGTGCAGCTATTGCACAGCTGTCAGATAGCGTTATCGCCCTGGAACGCAACCAACAGAGTAACTCTGGTGGAAGTGAGACCACAGTTCGAGTTCTTAAGAACCGCTACTCAGGAGAAGTAGGCATCGCCTGCAAACTCAGCTACGACCTATCCACTTGCAAATTCATTGAAAGCGAAGCCGATGAAGAGTTCGACCCCGCAACCGATTTCTAAACCCAAGCCCCCCAATCCTCCCACTGCTGCAGCTATCAAGCGAGCACAGTTCGTTGACAAGACCTACAAATGGGTTGGTAAGTGACTGAACACCAGATCACCCCACCGCCGGAGCTGGTGCAGCAGTGGTCAGCTGCTAGCCCTATTCAAAGCAACGACGAAAACTGGGCATACGAGTTGTTCATTGCCCACCGCGCGGCCCAATGGGGCGCCGACCAGGAGCTGGAGGCGTGCCTAAGGCTGGTTGAAATTGACGCTGGTGAGGATGCTTATGACTTTGCTCGCTACATCCGCGCCGCCCGCCGCCCCAAGCCGCCGAGCTTGAAGGAGCAGGCGCTTGCACTTATCAATCGGCGTATTGGTGACGGTTACGTGCAAATGCTTACTGGAGTCGATGCTGACACCATCCGCCGCGCACTGGAGGCACTGCCCGATTGAACCTGATCTTTGACCTAGAAACAGACGGTCTCTACGATGATGTTACCAAGATCCACTGTATTGGTGTCTACGATCTTGACACTAAGGAGACTCACGTCTTCAACGATACAGGAACTGAACAGCCAATTACAAAAGGCATTCAACTTCTTGAGGACGCCTGTTGTCTTATTGGTCACAACATTATTGGGTACGACCTTCCTGTTGTCCGTAAGCTTTTTCCATGGTTCAGCACCAGTGCTGTGGCTGTGGATACTCTGGTGCTATCTCGTATTTACCACGCTGACATCCTGAAGACTGATCAAAAGAGGACATGGAAACATATGCCTCTACAGCTTTATGGTCGTCACTCCTTGGAAGCCTACGGCCACCGCCTTGGGGAATACAAGGGAGGCTTTGGCAAGACAACCGATTGGAAAGAGTGGTCACAGGATATGCAGGACTATTGCATACAAGACGTTCAAGTAACAACCAAGCTATGGCAACACTTCCGCCGCTACCTGACTTCATCAAGTTAGAGCTAGAGGTAGCGCAGATCCTCACACGACAAGAACTCCATGGATGGTATTTTGATGAAAAAGCTGCATGGGAACTTGAGTCGAGTCTCCGACGAGAGTTGGAAGGGATTACTCAATTACTACGCAACAGGTATCCTTACGTCAAAGACCGAGAGTTCACTCCTAAGCGAGTTAACGGCAGCACAGGATATGTCGCTGGCGCAACACTCACAAAGCTAAAGGAGTTCAGCCCAACCAGTCGTGACCACATTGCGTGGATCATGGAGACGCATCATGGTTGGAAGCCTGACAAGACAACAGCCAAGGGCAAGACTGCCATTGACGAAGTTGTGCTTAAGGACATTGGTACTGAAGAAGCTCTTCAGTTCTTTCGATGCCTTGAGCTTACAAAGCAGCTCGGTATGTTGTCGGAAGGAAAGAATGCTTGGCTCAAGCTGATCAGAAACAACCGAATACATCACAACTGTTCAGTCTCAACGAACACACATAGATGTGCTCACCGTAATCCAAACCTAGCCCAGGTACCAAGTGATCTTAACTTTAGAAAGCTATTCATCGCTAGCCCTGGCTTTTGCATGGTTGGTGCTGATCTCGCAGGGATTGAACTGCGAATGCTTGCCCACTATCTGGCTCGATACGATGGAGGCCGTTACGGACATGTTCTTCTCAACGGTGACATTCACCAGGAGAACGCCGACAAGATAGGTATCTCACGCCGACTTGTTAAGACGGTGACATACGCCTTCCTCTATGGGGCAGGCGATCAAAAAATTGGGCTTAGTTATGACCAAAGCCTTCCCCCGAACAAGGCGAAAGAAAAGGGTGCAGAAATCAGAGCTGCTTATGTTGCTGCCATTGATGGCTTGGGTGATTTGCTTACCGCTGTTCGTCAAGCAGGTGAGCGCGGCTCTATCAAGTCAATAGATGGTCGCAAGATTGCAGTTGACAGTCCACACAAAGCACTCAACTATTTGCTCCAGTCAGGAGCTGGTGTTGTAGCTAAGCGGTGGATGCTGATAGCAGACCGTGAGAACATCTATTCCCACACTCATCAACTAGCTTTCGTCCATGACGAACTGCAATACGAAACAACACCAGACAACGCTAACGACCTCAAGTTCCTGCTTGAGCTAAGTGCAGTCGAGGCTGGTGAATACTACAAACTCCGAATCCCTATCGCTGCCGAAGGGAAGATCGGATCTACATGGGCAGATGTCCACTAATTATGGCTGTTAAATCAAAGACCGCACTTGGTCGTGTCGAATTCAAATCACGATCAAAGTACAAGCACACCCACCAGGGGAATGGAACCCGTTCGCTTCCGAAAGGTACACGCAAGCTCAGCCGAGGTCAAGGTAAATGAAAGACGAGTACTCCACTCAAGTGAAGGTAACAATTGACTCAAAGTATGGCAATCTAAAAGACTACCCACGCACCAGCTTGTATAGCTTCGAGTTCGACGCTACAGACCTGAACATCAACGGCTACGTTGAGCAGTTCCGTACTGCTCTTAGGGCGGCTGGTTTTGGTGAGAAAAGCATCGCAGACGCTCTAGGTGAATTCTGATGAGCCTGTTAATTGATGCAGACTACATCGTTTATAAGTCCTGTGCCGCTACCGAGACAGAGATTGACTGGGGAGAAGACCTTATTACTGTCATCTCCAACTTCTCAGAAGCCTACGGTATGGTCGAACGCGAGCTTAACAGCATCGCTAACGATCTTGGATGTTTCGACGATAGTATTCTGTTCTTCTCTGATTCTATCAACTTTCGTAAGAGCATTGATCCTAGCTATAAAGGTCACCGAAATCGGAAGAAGCCGTGTGGCTACAAAAGGGTCATCAACAAACTCAAGCGAGACTACAACGTAATCATTATGCCCATGCTTGAGGCTGATGATGCTATTGGCATCTACGCTACTAAGGAGGCTGGTCATATCATCTGCTCACCTGATAAGGATATGAGGCAGATCCCTGGTGACCTGTTTGACTTAAATCAAGGTGTGGTGACGATCACTCCTGAAATGGGTAGACGTTGGCACCTGATCCAGACAATGGCTGGTGATCAGACTGATGGCTATGCAGGTATCCCTGGTATTGGTATCAAGCGAGCTGAAGCTCTCCTAGATACTGCAGGTGATACGTGGCAGACAGTTGTGAATGCCTTCGCTGCAAAGGGTCTAGACGAATCCGAGGCTTTAATGAATGCACGGTTAGCAAAGATCTTACAAGTAACTGATTATGATTTCACCAATCAAGAACCAAGACTTTGGAATCCCTGCTCCGATAGTCCAACTGACGATGGAGCAACAGTTCAAGCTGAAGCAGATTGAGGATGCATTGCGTCATCCAGAGACAAAGCTAGAAGATGTGATCACTGTCTACATAGCTTTGCAACATCAGAACTTTGTACTTAGCAACTCCCTGTCCAATCTTGTAAAGAAATGGCCCACTCCAATACCGCAGGCCCCAGCTACTACAAACGAGGCACCATTGAAGTTTGGGACTTCATCCGAGACCAAGAGCTGAACTATCACCTTGGTAATGCAATCAAATATATCACAAGAGCTGGGCACAAAGAAGACGCCATCTCTGATCTAACTAAAGCAATCCATTATCTTGAAAACGAACGTGAGTTTCTACGAGACAGCAGCATACGAGTTCAGGAACAAGTTCGAGCTGCCGCTCGGGTTGACGATTTCCTCTTTGAATCTGCAACAGAGTTTGATCGATGAAGAGCATCTTGAAGTTGCTCATGCCTATCTCGATCTAAAACAAGACATCACCAACAAGCGGGCACGAGAGCATCTGCTTAAGGAGGTGGTTGATCTTCTATATGTCTGCCATCAGATGGGTGCTTGCTTCGGCTGGGATCTACAAACGGCATACAACCGTGTACATGGCAGCAACCTAAGCAAGCTTGGTGCTGACGGCAAACCTATTCGGCGTGAGGACGGCAAAGTTCTCAAAGGACCGAACTACTACGAACCTTCTCTCATTGACCTTGTCTGAAATTACTGTGAATAAAAACCTCATCGCACGTACTGGGCGTGTACAAAACTGGATTGATGACCCTACCTCTCGCTTGCCTGTCTCCTGCACCGTCTTCGTTGTGGAAGACACGATGGAAGGAGCAAACGGAATCGAATCCTCGTGGCGCTTCGTATCCCACGCTCTCCGCTACGGAGCGGGAGTTGCTGTCCACCTTAGTAAACTCCGTCCCAAAGGAGATGAAAACGGAAAGGGACTCGTGGCGTCTGGTCCCGTCTCGTTTGCCAAGATCTACTCGACGTTAAATGAAGTACTCCGACGCGGGGGTGTTTACAAGAACGGCGCTGTCGTTTGTCATCTTGACCTTAACCATCCTGATGTCCTGGAGTTTATTGAAGCTAATCGATCTGATCTTCCTTGGGTGAAGCGGTGTGTCAACATCAACCCCCATTGGTGGACAGAAGCCTCTGCCGAAGTAAAGGCTGCTCTGATCAATGGCATCAAGCGTGGTGACATCTGGCTCAACAAAACAAAGGTAGACAAAGATGGAAATCGAATCCGAGGAAATGTTTGCTTGGAAGTCTATCTGCCCTCACGGGGAACCTGCCTACTTCAACATGTCAACCTTGGGGGATGTGAACTCGATGACATTCAAGGTGCGTTTGTCAACGGAATGTCCGAACTGTGCTCCCTCCACTCCAAGACAAATGTTGGAGAAAGCGGAGAGTACTTGCCTTCAGAGACAGATCGCCAAGTCGGTCTCGGAATGCTTGGCCTTGCCAACCTACTCCGACGCTATGGAGTCTCTTACAAAGAGTTCGGTGAAGCCCTAGAGGCAGTAAACGCTGGCAACAAAGCTAATTTCTTTGATGCTGCTGCTTTGTTGGCACAAGAACTGAAGTCTGGTATCGAAGCTGCTGCCCAGGTAGCTCGCTTCTACAACATGGATCGTGCCTTTGCCATCGCTCCTACTGCGTCTTGCAGCTATCGCTATACGGATCTCGATGGGTACACCACCTGTCCTGAGATCGCTCCTCCTATTGCCCGCCAGGTTGACCGAGATTCGGGAACCTTTGGTGTCCAAAGCTTTGACTACGGTCCGGTTGAGATCGCGTCTGAGGTTGGCTGGGAGAACTACAAGCGAGTAGCGGACGGCATTGTACAACTGCTTGACAAGAGTGGGTTGCTCCATGGTTATTCATTCAACAGTTGGAGCGATGTCGTCACATATGACGAAGCATTCATTGAAGAGTGGTTGAACTCGCCACAGACGTCGCTGTATTACAGCCTCCAAGTCATGGGTGACGTGCAGGATAAGTCGAGTGCATATGCTGCGCTTGACGAGTCCGAAGTTGACGACTACCTGGATTCTATCCTTAGTGATCCAGCACCAGATTGTAATTGTGGAGAGTAATGAACCCCTATCGAAAACTACAAGAAAGAAAGCGGACCTGGACTCCTGTTCAGACAACTGCGGGACAAGTAAAAGCTGGGGCTGAGGAAGTCATCTTCCGAGCCCTGGCAATGCGTCACATGGAACTACCCGTTGGAGACTTCATTGAATCTGCTCTTAGTGAAATTCCAGTTCTATCGCAAGACCTACTTCAATCCAATATCAAAGACGAAGAGAACCACGACCTGGCTCTCGGCTACATTGCCAATGCTCTCGGCGTTGATCCGAAAGCTGAGGCGGAAGCCAAGAGAATTAGAGAAGCGTGGACTGCGCATCCTGATCACACAGTCCTTAAAGCACTGGTGGCCGAACGTGCGTTGTTCTTCGTACTACTCCCATTGTTTAGGTTTAATGGTGACGCTGGACTCCGCACCGTATCCGCTGACATCAGCCGAGATGAGCAAGTCCATGTTGCTGCCAACAGCCTTGTATGCCGAGAGCTTGGGCTTACGCCCTCTGCAAGTCTCGACAAACTCCGTAAGGCAACAATCAATTGGGTGATGCAGCCGTTGAAGGCAGCTAGCCCTGATAAGTATCTAAGCAAAAAATTTTGGCTGGATGCCAGTGATCGGCTGATGTACGAAGGCAAGGCACCCGAACTTTCTGACACCAAGAGAGGGCGAATGCCAGCTTTCTTTGAACATGCTAACCCTAACCTTCCCCAATATGCTTAACCTTGGCCTAACGGTCGAGCGACTTGTACAAGAGCTGGAGGATAACTTCCCCCAGTTCCTGCCCCAACCGAACGACTCACAGAACATGATCATGTACAAGAGTGGTCAGCGGTCAGTGGTCGAATGGATTGTTAACCGATTATCCGACGAGGATTAAAATGCCTAGGAACAACAACAACAACAACTCAGTACGTGGGTCGATCCGGACTGCAGGTGGTAACGGCAATATCAGTAGGCGGGAACTCCAGGAGATCTCTCGACAGACTGGCGTGGATGCTGGCAGAATCATTCGTCAGTTGGATAAGGTCAATGCAAACCGCGCAGGTAATAACAAAGCACCTGTCGGCCTTGGTAGTGCTGCATATAACAGCCTCTTGAAGAGCCCTACATCTCGCACCATGATGGGCAGAGCGATGTCTGGGTTTGGTCTTAGCGACAGGTACAACTACTACGGAAGTGGTGGTATCGGTCAAGCAATTATGCAAGGCAGAGGTACGTCTGACTACTACGGAAACAGTACCGCTGGTACAGGTCGGATCCCGCAAGGCCAGCAAGTGTTCGGTTCTTATAACGGAGCACCTCAGCTACAGATCAACCCTCAGAACAATGTGAATGCTGGCAACTCCGGCCTAGGGGCTGGTCCTTATGACGGAATGGAAATTACACCATCTGATCCAAATGGACCTGGTCCTTGGGCTAATGGGACTGGTGGTGATTCACTTCCACTTCCACTTCCCAAGGAAGAAGAGGCACCCAGCTACGAGTCTGCTAACAACGCTGCGCTGTATGGAAATGCTGGTGGTTTCAAGCAGAACAAGTCTTCTTGGAAGCGATCTGGTAAGTCCAGCAACGGTACCAACAACCTAAAGATTAACGCAACCAAATCTGCCTCAGGTGTAGGCATTAACACACGTGGCTTCTAACCAATTATGAAAGCAAAAGGCAGGTACGATTACCTGACCAAAGACCGTTCCCAGTTTCTTGATGTAGCTGAACAATGTTCTCAGCTCACCCTCCCGTTCCTGATCAATCAGGATGATAACAATCAACGGGGTGGTCGTGGTCGCATCCAAACTCCTTGGCAAAGCGTTGGCGCAAAGGGTGTAGTTACCTTGGCATCTAAATTGATGCTGGCTCTGCTACCCCCACAAACCAGCTTCTTTAAGCTACAGGTAAACGATGCGAAACTCGGTGAAGATATCCCAGCAGAAGCTCGCTCTGAAATTGATCTGAGCTTCGCCAAGCTAGAGCGTCAAGTGATGGATGCCATTGCTGCTTCTAGTGATCGAGTCATTATCCATCAAGCCATCAAGCATTTGGTGGTGGGTGGTAATGGTTTGATCTACATGGGTAAAGACAACCTGAAGTTCTACCCGCTGAATCGCTACGTCGTTGAACGAGATGGAAATGGCAATGTCATTGAAATCGTAACCAAAGAAAAGATCAGTCGAAAGCTTCTACCATTCCTCCGTCAAGAGCTGCCCAACCCAGTGGGTGATGACGGCTCTGAAAACGACGAGGATGTAGATGTCTATACCCATGTCCGTCGAGATAACAATCGATGGATCTGGCACCAGGAGGTGTTCGATAAGATCATCCCCACTTCTCTAGGTAAGGCACCACTTGATGCCAGTCCCTGGCTCCCCCTTCGCTTTAATATCACGGAAGGAGAGGCGTACGGGCGTGGTCGCGTCGAAGAGGTACTAGGAGACCTACGTTCACTTGAAGCCTTGATGCAGGCGCTGGTAGAAGGTTCTGCTGTAGCTGCCAAGGTTATCTTCACGGTATCTCCTAGCTCCACCACTAAACCTCAGACCATTGCTGCTGCTGGTAACGGCGCCATTGTCCAGGGGCGGCCCGACGACATCCAAGCAATCACTGTTGGTAAGACAGCAGATTTCAAGACTGCATTTGATGTAGCTAGTGTCTTGGAACGTAGGATCAGCGAATCAATGCTTATCCTTAACCCACGACAGAGTGAGCGCACTACAGCCGAAGAGGTCCGCCTCACTCAAATGGAGCTGGAATCGCAACTCGGCGGCCTATTCTCCCTGTTGACTGTTGAGTTCTTGGTTCCTTATCTGAACCGTAAGCTTGCAGTAATGCAACGTAACCAGGAGATCCCCAAGCTTCCCAAAGGTCTTGTTAGCCCAACCATTGTGGCAGGTATCAATGCCCTTGGTCGTGGTCAGGATAGGGAGTCTCTCGCTACCTTTCTTACGACACTGGCCCAAACCCTTGGACCTGAAGTACTTGGCAGGGAAGTGAACACTAACGAAGCTGTCAAACGCTATGCAGCTGCGATGGGTATCGATGTCCTTAACCTCATCACCTCGATGCAGGATCAGGAACAAGCCAAGCAGAAGCAACTGAACATCCAGAAGGAACTGGAGATGACCAAACAGATTGGTCAACTTGCAGGGACTCCAATGATGGATCCTTCCAAGAACCCCCAAGCAATGGAGATGCTACAAAATGGACCAGGCAGCACCCAGCCGCCCCAAGCGATGCAAGAACCCCCCGGTCAGCAACCCCCTCCCGCCTGAAGTACAGGTCGAGATGTCTGACAACCCAAACAAATACGCTCGTCGTATCAAGATTGGGCGACCCAATATTGGCAACGAAAACAAGGTTGAGACCATCGGTCTTGGCAATCTGGAAGTAACCACCATTTATGGCAAACGAACTGACGTATGATCCAACTGACTATGATGCACCTGAATTCTCTCCTGAAGAGATTGAGGCACTGAGGGTTGGTGAACAACTTGCTGCTGAACAAGAAGCACTTCTTGCTGGCAAGTACCGTGATGCAGAAGAGCTTGAGCAAGCTTACCTAGAACTACAACGTAAGCTTGGTTCTCGGGATGACACCGAGCAAGTTGCTGAGGATGACCCGCAGCAGACTGATGACGAGGAAGAAGAGCTTACCTACGACAGCTCTATCCTTGATGCAATCTTGCAGCAAGCTGCTAGTGGTGAGTTTACTGACGATGTCTTGGATGCTGTAGAGCAACTCTCTGCAGCCGAAGTCATTGACATGTTCTTGGAGAGGGATCCTGTAAATGGTGTTGCACCTCTCAGTGAGAATGATGTAGCCGAATTCCAAGACATGGTTGGTGGCCAACAAGCCTACAACGACATGGTGATGTGGGCTGCACAAAACCTACCTCAACAAGAAGTTCAGGTCTTTGACCAAGTGATGGAACGTGGTGATCCCCAAGCGATCTACTTTGCTATCCAATCCTTGTCTTACCGCTACCAGGATGCACAAGGCTATGACGGAGAACTCCTGACGGGTCGTGCTCCTGCTGTTGGTGGTGAAGGTTTCCGATCTCAAGCAGAGGTGGTAAGAGCAATGAGTGATCCTCGTTACGACAACGACCCTGCTTACCGTCAGGACATCTTCGACAAGCTTGAACGATCTAACCTCCAATACTGAGGTGGTGTGATAAAAGGCTATCCCTCCTGCGAGTGGTGGATGGCCTATATGTGTTGACGGAGATAAGAAAGTCCTTTGCTTCTATCTCATGCTACCTCTTCTAACAACTCTGTCGGTGATTAGTTCATGGTATGGTCCTGGTTTTCATGGTAACCTCACTGCGAGCGGATCTCGATACAATCAAAACGGCCTTACTGCTGCTCATAAGACACTGCCGTTTGGAACCAGGCTTCGTGTCTGCTTGCAACGGTGTGTTGTGGTGACGGTCAATGATCGAGGACCCTATGCCCATGGCAGGGAACTTGATCTCAGTAAAGGTGCGGCTGATACTATCGGTCTCACTGCCTCTGGTGTTGGACGAGTCAAAGTCACACGACTCAACTAACTACATAGCACAATCATGGCACGTGCAAATCCCTTTGATCCGAAGGTCTCTTCGGTATCTGCTGTTCAATATGTCACCTCCACTGCTGGCTCCGAAGCTTTTCGCAGTGCATATGGTGAAGCAAATCAAACCCTCACTGAACTGAGTCCCAAGGGTACAAAGGTTCAAGCTGGTGGTGCTGCCTGGACCTGATCATGAAAGGTAAAGGTGGTAAAGGTGGTGGTGGCAAGAAAGGCTGCTGACACTTATTGATTAGGGGCACCTCAGAGTCGGACCCCTTTTCTTTTGGCTTAGGCCGTCTACGGACGATACCCTTTGCCATTGACAGTTCGGAGAGACGAACAAAAAAACAAAACAACGCCGAATGCACATGACTCCTTTGTCTTGTGAATTCCTAACCGGTTAGGGAGAACCCAGAAACTTCTCTCTTTTCTAACAATGGCTAACACCACTCAATCGCCTTTTGGCGTAATTAATAAGGCCGTACCCGATACTAATAAGTCTCGTGCATACGATACTAAGTACGGCACCTACCTGAAACTGTTCAGCGGCGAGCTGTTCAAGGCTTATGAGGCTGCCTGTATCGCTAAAGGTACTGTGCAGAACCGTACCCTGAAGAACGGCAAGTCCCTTCAGTTCATCTTCACTGGCCGTATGACGGCAGATTATCACACCGTGGGTACTCCTATCCTCGGTAGTGGTGATCCCCCGGTGGCAGAGAAGACCATCATTTGTGATGACCTGCTCGTGAGTTCTGCCTTCGTGTATGACCTCGACGAAACGCTGGCACATTACTCCCTGCGTGGCGAAATTGCCAAGAAGATTGGTTATGCTTTGGCCGAAGCATACGACAAAAAGATCTTCCGCACCATCGCCAAAGCTGCTCGTGAAGCTCACCCCATCACTGCTGCTCCTGGCCCTGAGCCCGGTGGTTCTGTGATCCAACTGGGTGTGCAGAAAGAGTACGACGCTCAAGCTCTCGTTGATAGCTTCTTTGAGGCAGCTTCGATTTTGGATGAGAAGAACCTGCCCAAGCAGGGTCGCACTGCTGTGCTGTCCCCCCGTCAGTACTACGCTCTCGTGTCGCAAGTCGACTCGAACATCCTGAACCGTGACTACGGTAACAATCAGGGTAACCTGAACTCCGGCGAAGGTCTCTATGAGATCGCCGGTATCACCATCAAGCGTTCCAATAACCTGCCTTTCCTGGCTGGTAACGTTGCCGCTGTGAGTGGTGAGAACAACAACTACTCTGGTGATTTCACCAACCACTGCGGCCTCATCTATCAGAAGGATGCTGCTGGTGTGGTTGAGGCCATCGGTCCTCAAGTGCAAACCACCTCTGGTGATGTGTCCGTGCTGTACCAGGGTGATGTGATCGTTGGTCGCCTTGCCATGGGTTGCGGCACCCTGAACCCCGCTGCTGCTATTGAGCTGCAGTCTGCTCGTTCCTGAGGTATTTAACCAATGGCTAACCTTACTACTGCTGTTGGCGAGAATGGTGTCGCTGGCACCGTTAACTTTGCCACTCGCACCCGCACTGGTGCTTATGGTTCGACCTACATCGACAACGGTAACCTGGCTGTCTCTGACAACCACGCTGTGCGTCGTTCTGTAGCTCGTACCAGCCGCTCTGCTCCTAACACTGCTTCTGGCGTGTTCTCGGAGACTCAGGGCTTCCGTACTGCTTACTCTGGTGTTGAGGCTGATAGCCCTGCACTTGATGCCAGCCGTACTGCTGTCTGAGTTTGATTGGGGGATCCTTCGTGGTCCCCTTTTTTATTTATCTATCGTTGATAACGATTCCCATTATGCCTTTCCCCACAAGCTACGCGGACACCGAACTGGCCGCTGTGAATCAGATCCTATCGGCTGTGGGTCAGGCCCCAGTCACTGAGCTGGATCAAGCCAACCCTGAAATCTCAATTGCATTCGACACCCTCATCCAATGCTCTCGTGAATGTCAGGCCGAAGGTTGGACGTTTAATACTGAACACAAGTATCCGCTGACACCAGACTCCAACGGTGAGATCGTACTTGCCAATAACATGTTGCAGGTTGATCTCTCAGATACCTACGAGAACCGTGGTACTGACGTAGTCCGTCGTAACGGCAAACTCTACAACACTATTCTCCATACCTTTATTTGGACTCAAGGTCAACCGATTGAGTGCGACATCGTATGGCTGTTTGATTGGAAAGATCTTCCCATCCCCTTTCGTGACTACATCGTAGCGCGAGCTTCCACACTTGTATGCATCAAGGTTGTTGGAGACAAGGATCAGTACACCATGCTGCAGCAACGGGAGACACTGCACCGAGCTGTCATCATGGAATATGAATGCAACCAAGGTGACTACACAATGTTTGGTTTCCCCAAAGGAGAGAACAACTACATCAGCTACCAGCCCTACCACACGCTACTCCGCTAATGACAGCAGCAACACAACGAATCCCTAACTTCCTTGGTGGTGTCTCTCAGCAGGTAGATGAGCGGTTGTTCCCTGGTCAAGTCAGGTCAGCACTCAATGCCTACCCTGATCCCACCTTTGGTTTATCCAAGCGTCCTGGTGGTCGGTTCATCAAAGAACTACGGGCAGCTAATAACACCATCATTGCTCCTGGTACATTCGACAATGCAGCATGGTTCTCCATCTTCAGGGATGGTTCAGAGCGGTATGTAGCTGCCTTGCTGGCAGGACAGATCAGCATCTGGAGTCTTGTGGATGGAGCCAGAAAGACTGTCACCACTGAGGGTTCCGCTGCTGCGTATCTTGTTGGTGGCAAGGATGACTTCAGCTTCTTGACGGTCAACGACTTCACTTTTATTACCAACAAGAACACGGTTGTCACCGCCCAGGCTGCTCCAGCTTTCACACCTCGAACAAAAGCAACAGTCCGCATTCTTTCAGTAGCTTACAGTTCTGAGTATGTTATTACCGTCAACGGTACCAACTACTCAACGCTCACAAAGAACGCTGATGATAATGTTGGCGCTACTGATCCTCCCAAGAAGCTCCTGAATGCTGATGATATCCTCAATGCTCTACTGACTCAGCTCACTGCTGGAGGTGTGACTGCTACAAAGATCGGGACCTCCATTGAGATCTCCAGTAACAGTACTATTACTGTGACAGCGAAGGGCGACCAAGGTGGTGATGCACTCAAGGCTTATCAAGATACGGTTGACAATATTGCTAGGCTTGCCCAGGAAAGTATACACGGTAGGGTAGTAGAGGTAACCAACAGTGCTGCCAATGCTTCCAGTTACTACGTGAGGTTTGTAGCCACTAATGGTGTCAGTGGTCCTGGTTTCTGGGAAGAGACAATCAAGCCTGGTATCAGTACTGGCTTGAATCCAGCCACCATGCCTCATGAACTTGTGAGGAATGCCAATGGCAGCTTTACTGTACGACCTGCGACATGGGAGCCACGACTTGTTGGAGACGATGAATCCAACCAGCACCCAAGCTTTGTCACCAATACTATCCAGCATCTTTTCTTCTTCAACAACCGCCTTGGTTTTCTTACTGAGGACAACGTATCCCTAAGTCAAGCTGGAGAATACTTTAACTTCTACTTCACTACAGCCACTACACTTGTAGCATCAGATCCTATTGACATCTCTTGCTCTAGTGTAAAGCCTGCAGTGCTTCACGCTGTTATTCCTACTGCCCAGGGCTTGGTCCTGTTTAGTCAGCACCAGCAGTTTATGATGTCGTCAGAGAGTGGTGTTTGGACTCCCACTACCGTCTCTCTGAAATGCATTTCTAACTACGAGTGTGACCCAAAAGTACCACCTGTTGATCTAGGTACTACCTTAGCCTTTACCTCAAAGAACCAAAGCTACACACGTGTGTTTGAGATGACAACACGTGGACAAAACGAGAATCCCATTGTTGTCGACCAATCCAAGATTGTTAACGAGTGGATTCCTGCAGGTAGAGAGCAGCTGGTCTCATCTCCACAAAACTCACTGCTAGCTCTTTCTGGTAGGGACAGTGATCTGCTTTATATGTTCCGTTTCTACGATGCGGGTGATGAGCGATCCATGGCTGCCTGGACAAACTGGAAGCTTTCTGGTCGCATTCAACACCAGTCTATTAACGCGGATACCCTTTATGCAGTCACACTCCAGACATCAGGGTATGTGATTCAACAATACTCTCTTGTACAGAGTCCAATCAGTGCTGCTCTTGTCAGCAGTACCGGGGGTAAGTCAGACCCATATCTTGACCTTTGGTCTCAAGCGACTGGTACCTACAACACTACCACCAGGACAACCAAGTACTACTTGCCCTTCCCCTATGACACTGGTCGTGAGGTGTGTCTGGTAACTGGTCCTAGTGGAGCCTACGTCTTTGCTGACTCTGGATTTGTTCTATTTCCCACGGTAGCGACTGATGGTGGTGGAGCGTATGTTGAGGTACCTGGCAACCTTTCCAGTCAGAGCACCTATCTCGGCTACCCGTACCTGTATGAGGTAGTGCTTCCCCGTATCTTCTACCGTACAGACACAGGCAACGACTTTACAGCTTCGATAGTGATGTCCCGCTATAAGTTCTATACGGGTCAGGGCAGTAACGTTAGCTTTATTCTCAAGTCCAATGGTCGCCCAGAGTGGGCAGAAGTTCAGACATCTAAAGAGGCTGACTTCTACAAGGCTAATGATACCCCTATTGATCCTTACCACATCTACACTGTACCTATCATGCAGCGACCTGAAAACTTTATTCTCAAGCTGACATCAACGCTGCCTTTCCCCGTAAACCTTGTTTCCCTGGTGTGGGAGGGACAATACTCTAAACGATTCTATTCGAGGGCATAACCTATGGCAATACTTGATACCCTGATTGATCTTGGGACTAGTTGGTTCGGGGCGCAATCAGAAGCCAATGCCAGGAATGCTCAGCTTGACCTTGAGTACGAGCAAGCTAAAAAGGTTTCCAAGTACAATTGGAAAGAGTCACTCCGCGAATACAATTACTCAAAGCGCGGTGTCAAGATTCAGCGAAATAACATTGAGCAAGAGTACGCTTGGAGGGATGCCACTGCACAGCAGGACTACCGCTACCAGCTTGCTATTGCTGATGTAACCGATCGGATGAATCAGGCAGCCTATGCAAAGTCAGTGCAGACCTACGGGATGCAGCTTGGCTTTAACAATATGGCAGCAGCTTCTGCATATGCTGCAGAGCAACGTAAGATCCAAGAAGCTGTAACTGAGATGTCCTTCCAGAACCAGGACATTACCATCCAAGCACTACAAGAAGCTGGTAACGTCCAGGCTAGTGGTGTATCTGGTCGATCAGCTGGTAAAGCTGTTCACGCTGTCCTTGCACAGGCTGGGAGGAACCAAGCAATCTTGGCTGAAAGCCTTGTTAGTGCTGAAGCCAACTTTAGACAGACTAACGACAAGATTACATCTGACAAGTATGGGGCAGATCTGCAGGCATTCGGGAACCTGATGGTTAAACCGATTGCAAGCGCACGACCTGATGCTCCACTTTCTATGCCTCGTCCTAAACTTCAGAACCCAATGAGACCAAAGAAACCGCCTGGTCCGGTGAGAGGTGTGTCGGCAAGTGCTACTCCAGGAATCATTAAAGCAGTGGGTGATGCCGCCGTTGGTGTAAACAACTCTTTTGGAGCTGGCGGGAATATCAACTGGACATAGGTCTATTCAAATCGAACTAACAGAAAATGAACCAGATAGGATTCAAAGGGTACGCCCAGAGTCTAGGGTTTGATCCAATTCAGGCACCTGACGAATCTAAGAAGATCCTTGAAGCTGGCCAGCAAGAGATTAACAACCTCAAGCAGTCCGCAGCTTGGAATCGTCAGAATCGTGATGCCTATGCAGACGGTCTTTCACGGAAGAACCAAATTGAAGCCGCTAATAAAGATCAGAATTATCGTCTTGAGAAAGATTGGCGCAAGGCTTACCAAGCTGCCGTTCTTGGCAACAAAGAACGAGAAGTAAAAAACGCCGAGCTTCGAGCTGATCAGATCACCAAGAACTACGAGGCTCTTGGTCAGTTCAGTGACATGGCTGTAAAGATCGCAGGTGAGTATCGGAAGAAGCGAGACGAAGCTGACGAGATTGAAGCTCAGAACTTCATTGTTGAGAACGGAATCTCTGCTGAACAGTTCCAGAAGTTCCGTGCTGGTGAAGAGCAGCTGAATGCTGGTGACCAAGCCATCAATAGTCTTGCCAACAATGCACCCAACCTAGAGGTCAGGAACTACATTCGTGGTCTTTCTGGTCGAAAGCTCTACGGTGCAATGAAGCAGCTCGCCATTCAAGGTGGCTTGGATTATGAGCCGTTCCTTGTTGAGAACTCTCGTACACCTGTCCTTGTTAATGGTGAGTACACCACTCTCGATGATGCTAAGGAGCAGAGCCCTGAAGTCTACGCTGCTGCTCGTGTAGCTCTTCGCTCCCAATACCTCAAGCAGTTTGCAGGTATCTCCCCTGAGCTTGCTAACGAGTACCTGTACAGCGGTATCCGTAAGGTTGAGTCTGCACACACTTCTGCCTACTCAGAAGCACGTAACAAATCACTCCAGGCCATGGAGGATGAAGAGAGTACACGTGAGCTGATGACAGAGCTGAAAGGTCCAGAAGGTGGACAGGCAATTGTCAATTGGTACATGCGTAACTCAGGTGGTGATAAGGCCATGATTGGTCTTAAGCGCCGTGAAGCCTTTGGCCTTCTGCAACGTGCGGCTGAGGCTGGTCAATTTAGTTCTGAGGATCTTGAGAAACTCGAACAAACTGGTATCAGTCTTGGCGGGGCTGAACCGAAGCCTATGGCTGAACTCTACGGAGCTGAGCTGACTGGTCTACGTGATGCTGTCCGTAAGTTCAACAACACACAACGACAAGATCAAGAACAAGCCCAGGATGATGCTGAGAAAGCATTTGAACGGCAGATCATTGAGACCCAACAGCAACTCGGTCGTAACTTCTCCAAGTCTGAGATCAAGGAACTTCGTGGGAAGTACGAGCGTGACTTTGGTAAGACAGCACCTGGCTGGTTGAAGTCCCTTGAATCCCAAGAGGAACTCACCACTGAAGCTGGTAACGAGCAACTTCAATACCTTGCTAACCGAGGGATGCTCACCACCACTGAGCTGATGTCTCCTGGTAAATACAGTGAAGACTCTATTACCAAGTTTAAGGAGCAAGCCAAGTCTGGTGACTCCTTCAATGCTGTCAGCAAGACGACCAAAGACAACACTAACAATGCCATTGCTCAGGCACTGAAGCAAAGCCTGAATAGTGTCGGTGCTGGTTCTAACCAAAATGCCAGTTACTACTTTGCTCTTGATCGTGCGCAGCAAGACCTGATCACTCGTGCCCAAGGCTACCTTGCCAACAGTGCTACTGCTGATGAGGCTTACCGCAAAGCTGCACAGGAAGTGATCGCTGATGTCAAGCTTGGAGCCAAAGGTGAGGGTATCTATGCTGTCAATGGACGTGTCGTTGGTGGTAAATTCCAACCCGACTTTAACGAGGCTACACGAGGATTCCAGATCTCTGGTAGTAACTCCTCCGCTGGAGCACAGATCAAGCGTTACAACACCATCGCTCAAAAGGTAACCACTAATCCAGGCTCCCTCAGCACTGTACGCTACCTGAATGAGAATGAGATCAAGCAGCTTGAACGGTTTGCTCAGTCTCGTAGTGGAACGCTTCCTCCAGTCCTCGTTGCTATTTCTAGTCGACTGAAGAATGCTTCTGTCTTTGATGTGGCTGACGCACAACTAGCTGCATGGGGTAAGCCTCCCATGTCTCGCCCGCCATCAGCTGCTATGTACGATCAGGTCTCGCCTGAAGTACGTGGCCTGCTTACTTGGCGTCCTTCTATTCATCGTACTGCTCAAGCTGCTGAATACTCTGGAGGTAACGCCTACAGCTCACTACTTGACCTGATCGCTAGCAAGGAGAGTCAAAGCACCGATCCTGGTAATCGTGGTTACGACGCTTTCAATCGTGGTGGTTCTGCTGGTGGTCATGTCGCTCATGGCTCTGGCAACAACTTCAACGGTCGCAAGCTTTCACAGATGACTGTGGGAGAGGTGATGGCAGCTCAGGAAAGCGGTCAGCTTCATGCCACTGGTAGATATCAGATTATTCGAGGCACACTTCGTGGTCTTATCCAAGCTGGTGTTGCTAGTCAAACAGATATGTATGACGCTCCCACCCAAGACAAACTAGCTGTTGCACTTGTCAAGCGTCGTGCCAACCGTTTCTTCAGCGGACAGGAAGGTGTTTCCAATGCAATTGTTGGGATGGGCAATGAATGGATTGGTCTTCAACGTATACCCCGTCAACAACTCGGTCAGATCCTTGAACAGACCAAATCCAACCTACAGAACGTAGGCTTCAACACCTCAGGCATGAAGTCTGGTGTTGTCTACCGAGTTAGTGGATATGGTCCTGGTGGCCGCCAACACTTCGGTCCTCACATCGATGCAAAGATGGAGGACAACAAGTTCTTCAACCGTAACTACCTAGACAAGTTTGTCGAGGTTAACCAGGGCGGTGGTTGGATGCCGATTGGTGCTGGCGTAACCGTTGCTGGTGGTGAGTTTGGTGCAAGCCGTGATGGTGGAGCCAGAGTCCACACCGGTTGGGACTATGCATTTAACGATGGAGCACAGGTTCGCCTTAAGGGTGGTGCTCGTGTTGTCCGTAAACAACAGACTTCCTATGGTCTGAAACTTTCTATTGCACTGCCTGATGGTCGTGTTGTTAACTTCCTACATGGAACTGCCTAATGTACTCCTCGCCTAACTTTGAAATTGATCAGGATGTAGCGGCTGAACAAGACCGTGCATACCAACAAATCCAACAAGAAGAAGCAGCGAGGCAGGCCCAGGAAAAGGAAGCTGCAGCTGCTGAACAGAAACAACAACAAGACCTAGCTGCCAGTACTGATCCAAAGACTGGTCGACCTAAGTCACCACACGAGACGCTTGATGCAAAGCAGTATGGTCTCGGTGAGAATATGCAAGAGCTTGGTAACGCTCTTGGTGGTGGCCTTGTTGACACTGTCAATGATGTCACCTCACTTCCTAAGTTCCTAGACCCTAAGTTCTATCAAAAGGGTGAAGACTACAAGCCTCCTATTGCTCAAATCGAAGCTCCAGTCACCAAGACTATCTGGGGTAACGTCATCCGTACAGGAGTTAACTTCCTTAGTATGGGTTTTGGTACAGGTGCTGTCGCTGTAAAAGGTGCAGGACTTGTTTCCAAACTTGGTAAGGGTGGGCAGATCGCTTCCAAAGGTCTGCAGTGGTATGGCTCTGGTAAGACGACCGTTGCTGGTCGCCTCGCCCAGGGTTCAGTACAGGGTGCTGTCACTGATGTCATTAGTAATCAGTCACAGAAATCTAACCTTGCTGCAGAGCTGGTGAAGCTCAAGCCTGAATGGGAAGACGCCCTTGGCTCCTTTGCCACCAATGAGAACATGTCCCCTGCTCAGCGCAGCCTCTACAACGTGGTTGAGGGTATGGGCATTGGTCTTATAGCTGATGCAGCGTTGGAGGGTGTTACAGCCGGTGTCAGAGGTGTTAGGGAAGCAGCTGGTCAAACAGTTGCACAGGTCTCTGATCCTGAACTGTCAAAGCTTTGGAAGGATCGCCAGGGTGAAGCACTGAAGCAACAGGAAGCAGTTGCCTACCAGCGTCGTGGTATGGAAGTAGAGCGCCTCACTAAAGAGGAGGTCTACCGTACTGAATACAAAGACGCTAAGAAGAACGGCACCATCAATCCTGAGATGAAGTTCAGTGATTATGTCGCCACCAATCCTAAGTCAGCGTGGAATGGTTTGTCTGATGAGGACAAGCTGAACTGGATGCTCCAGACAGCAGACAAGAAGGGAATCGCTTGGGGTCCTAACCACGACTCTACTGCTCGTCAACGTTACCAAGAAGAAGTGACAGCCACCCGTGCTGTTGACGACATCAACCGTAACCCTGAGAACTACCAGCAGCAGGAGCTTGACTTCAGCCCAGAACCTAAGCAGATGGATCTCACTGATCCAAACACTGGTGAAGCTATTGCTCAGGTCAACCCTAACCCTCCCCCTACCCGTAGTTTCGACGCTATTGAGGGTGATGTTACCCAGGGTGCTAACAGTAGTGTCACTGACAACGTCTTCCACGGTATCCGTGATCAACACCGCATCCGTACCGAGTGGACCCAATCAGAAGGTGCTCCCCGTGGTGGACTGACTGATGCCAACATCGGTCGTATTGCTAACGGTGCTCCTGGTCAGAGCATTGAAGAAGTCAAGGTAATGACTGATCGTCTTACCAAAGACGCTTCCTACCTTGCCCATATCGAATGGCTGAAGGGTAACAAGAAAGCACCTGATGATGTCAAGGCTATTGCCCAGGAGATTGTTGACGACTTCTATGGCAGCCGTGGTATCAGCGACATCTCTCAGCTTACTCCTGATGATCTTGTCTTTAGAAGCCAACTCTTTGGTAAGGACCGTAACAAGCTGTTCGGTCAGGATGTACTTGATCCTACTGGTGTCTACGTTACTGATCTCCTGATTGGTCAAGGTGTCAAGAAGATCCGAGATGTAGCCCGTTTGGCTGGAAGCGTTTCGGATCAGGTCGACATCCTTGAGCAGGATGGTATTGGTCGTACCATTTATGAGAACATGTTGACCCTCCTGAAGTTCAGGAAGGAATCCTCCACATTGCACTCATATGGTCTCAGTGCATTCAACGCACCCAAGATGACCGACGATGTCCTCAACGCTGTTGCTGATGCAAGCGATAGTGCCAAGACAATGCTTGACGACATCTTCAAAGCCATCCGCCAAGACACCGACGACAACCTACTGAACCTCTATACGGACGCCTTGGCTAAGTCCAACAAGTTCAGCAACATGAACGACCTACATACGTTCATGCATCGCAACTTGATGGGTTACACCGAAGGTGATCAGGTTCAACGAAATGCAATCCTGCGTGAGTTGAACTCCACCATGATCCATTCGTTCCTGTCTGGTCCTAAGACTGTCACCAGGGCTACCTTCAGTACTGGTCTCAACTCCTTTATGCGTCCAGTTGCCACCATTGTTGGCAGCACTGGTTCATACATCCAAGGTAATGACCGTACCCTTCGCTCTGCAATGTATGAGCTAGGCGGGATGGTAGATGGTCTGAGTGAAGGTTGGGATCTGATGAAGCGTTCATGGAATGCACAGATTGGTAAGGAATTGCCTGAGTCCCATATGTCTGCTGTAGGCAAAGCTACTGAGACTGTTCAAGATATTGAATGGCAGACCCAGGGCAGATACTTCATGGCCCATGGATCTGATGGTGAAAAGGCTGCGTGGTTGATGGCTGACAAGCTGCGAACCATGAACAACAACCCATTCTTTAGCTGGGCATCCAAAGCAATGGAAGCTGCTGATATGGGTTGGCGTCACATCATTGCTCGTGGTCGTCTCAAGGCAATGGCGTTCAACGAAGCCTACGAGACACTGGTAGATGCAGGTAAGTCTGCTTCTGATGCCGACATCCAGAAGATCCTACCTGAGATCTCTGATAACTTCCACAGTAAGGTGTGGGCTGAGGATGGGAGGATCACTGATCAGATTGCCAAGATGGCTGCTGATGAAGTGACTATGACCCGTGAGCTACAGGGGTTTGGTAAGAAGCTCGATGAAGCCTTTGCTGCTAATGCTTTGCTTCGTCCGTTCCTGCTGTTTGCTCGTACCTCTTACAACTCTCTTGAACTGACTGGTAAGCACATCCCAGGTCTTAACCGGTTTATCCAAGAAGTACATGACATCAAGACTCTTGACATCAACACACCAGATGGTGCTCAGACACTTCTCTCTCGGTATGGCATCAAGTCTATCGAAGAGCAAAAGACTGCCCAGGCTTTGATCCGTGGTCGTGAAGCTATTGGCTTTGGTGCTGTGTCTTTGGCTGCTACAGCCTTTATGAATGGAATGATCACAGGTAACGGTCCCCCTGATCGTCAGCTGCGTGATGCTTGGATTCAGGCTGGATGGAGGCCACGCTCTCTCAAGATCGGTGATAAGTACGTCAGCTACGACGCTCTTGAACCTCTGAACTCGATCATGTCTACCGTTGCAGACATCGGGGATGCAAGTCTTGAGATGGGTGAGAAGTGGACTGAACAACAGTACGGCCGCCTTGGTTACATCCTCGTTCAGAACGTCACAAACAAATCGTTCATGACTGGTCTGACCCAGCTTGTCGACGTTCTCCAGATGAAGGGTAACCGACCGACCATGGTTCTTGGTGGACTTGCCAACGGACTTGTTCCATTGTCTGGTGCTCGTAATGAGATGGGCAGAATCCTTGCTCCTGGGATGCGTGAACTTGAAGCAGGCTTTAAGGACAGCATCCGTAACCGTAACCTTTGGACTGACATCATTACCCCTGACGGTCAACAACTCCCATACCGTCATGACATTCTGAATGGAACTAAGCTGAATGACTACTACTTCATGACTCGTGCATTCAATGCAGTTTCTCCATTCCAAGTTAACGTCGGTACCACTCCTACCCGTGAGCTTCTATTTCGTTCGTTGTTTGATGTGAAGACCTCAGTAAACGTAGGTCCACAGAACGAAGCTCTGACTGCTCAGATGAAGAGCAAGTATCAATACTTAATTGGTCGGCAGAACATCGAGGCACAACTTACTACGCTCTTCCAAAACCCTGATGTCGTCAAATCTATCCTCGACATGGAAGCCGATAGGTCAGCTGGTCGCAGGTACGACGCATCCACTACGCTGCACAATCAACAGATCACAAGGATCTTCGACGCAGCTAAGCGTAATGCCTGGGCTGAACTCAAGAATGATAGCGGCCTTGTTGCACAAGAAGTACGCAATGCATCTCTTACACGGCTTGCTGGTGAACGCCGTAAGGGTGGATCCAATGAAGAGGCTAACGCTATCCTAAACATGCGGAATAAGTAATGGCAATCACTCAGAATACGTACACAGGGAACGGCTCTACCGTTCTCTTTTCTTTTACCTTTCCATATCTTGAGACCACTGACATCAAAGTAAGTGTCAATGGTACGGTCACAACTGCATACACCCTAGCCAACGCTACAACCGTACAATTTAATACCGCACCAGCTAATGGTGCCTCGATCCGAATCTACCGTGATACGGATGACTCTGGACTGACTGCTACCTTCTACCCTGGTTCTGCTATCCGTTCACAGGACCTGAACGATAACTTCACGCAGAACCTGTACGTAACCCAGGAAGTCAATAACAACGCTGTTAGTATTGATGGTTCTAACCCAATGGTTGGTGACTTCAATATGAATGGCTACAAAGTCACCAATCTTGCTGCTCCAGTTGCCGGTACTGATGCTGCCAATCGTAGTTTTGTAGAGGGTGTCTTCTCTTCAGAAGTTCCAGTCTTTTACCGCCGTTGGTCGAAGACTGCAGTTGGTGGTGAGACAAGTCTTAGTGGAAATGATAATAGCGGTATTGCTCTATCGTATGTACCTGGATCTGAAAAAGTCTTTATCAACGGTGCTCTACAGATTCGAGGTGTCGATTATTTAGGTACTACTGGATCAACGCTTACTGGAATCCCTGCCCTGACGGCTGGTGACATCATCGAGGTTCATAGTTCCTCTAGCTATACTGTAGGTACAGTACCTGATGGTAGTGTCACCAACGCTAAGGTTGATGGCGCTGCGGCTATTCAGTCGACTAAACTTGCATTCATTCAAAATGGTACTGGTGCAGTCACTAGGACTGTTGAAAGTAAGTTGAGGGATGTTGTCAGCGTTAAGGACTTTGGAGCGGTTGGAGATGGGGTTACGGATGATACGGCGGCTATTCAAGCGGCAGTTACCAAATTGATAACCATCACAAACAGCCAGCCAGCCACTCTATATTTCCCGTCTGGTTCTTATAAAGTCACCAACTCTATCGACTTCTCCGCGTCGGGCGGGAACAGGATGGAGATTGTTGGAGGCGGAGGCAGCTTTGAAGCGGTCACAATCCTTGCCGCCTACCAAGGGCACGGCGCAAGCATCACCAACAGTCGCGGTGTTTTCTACTTTTCTGCTCCAACCGGCTCGCCTTCGGGCACCTACTCAAGGGGCTTCGCAGTGTCTGGCTTTCAGTTCCGTCGAATTACCACAACCTTCAGAACACCTCCGGCGCTGGAAATGATTGGGGCTGCACAAAGCAGGCTCAACAACATCACTATTGGGTCGTGGTCAGGCACCGCAATACGGATGGATACTCCGCAGAACGTACGGTGCATAAACGTGACTACGTTCAGCGGGGGTAAGTCTTTCCCCTATAAGGATGCGTCTGCCGTTACCGTTACCCAGTCTGGGACGACGCTTACCGCAAGCGGCAGCGTGTTCTCCGCAAGTGACGTCAACAAATGGATTGGGATTTGGGGTACTGGGAGCAATACCTACCGGCGCAAGGCAAAAGTCGCCGCTTTTGTCAGCGCGACAGAAGTTACGCTTGACCAATCACAAACCGACGCAACAGCTAGGCGCGTCTTGTTTGGATCTCCATTCGCCTCCGTCACAAATGGATCGGCCACTCTCACGGCGGACGGGGCCTGTTTCACCTCGGACGACGTTGGGCTTTACCTGTGGATTCGGTCGAACGTTGCCACAAACTCAGTCTTCAGGGCTAAGATTGCCGCCTTTGTAGATTCGCAAACGGTCACGCTTGACACGGCTGCACCGTTTACCGACGGAACGTGTGAAATAGCAGTTGCAGCTTTTGAGATTTTTAGCAGCGGACCCCTCGGCGACTCGTCCGACAACAAGTTCATCAACCTCCAAGTTGAAAATCATGCCGGACTTGGTATTGGCGTATATGACGCCAGCGTTCTGGAGTTTTATGGGGCCAAGGTCCACTCAGAGCAAAGCGCAACGGTGAGCCGCTATTCGGTCTCCACGCTCTGGGCTCATAAGATTGATGGAATCTTCAGCGGTTCACTGGATGCGCAATACCTTGGCACCTACCGCTTTTGGATCTCCGCGCAAACGGCAAGTTTTCACTTAGCAGATGTTATTAGCCGAACCGCTCTTGACGAAAAGCTAGTTGGCATCGCAGCCAAAAACACAGACTATGATGGCGGTGTATTGCTAATTGACAACCTCAGTGTTTTGGGGGCCAGGCCTGCGCACGGGGTCAAAGATTTGATAGTTGACCAAAACACGGCGACGCCTGGGTATTTAATCTCCGGGTCCTTTGTTAACACCGGGGACGCAAACAACTATCGCACGGCTGGGCACTTAACCAATGATGTCTACGCCTTGGACAATGGCTCGTATTCCACCCTGTTTATTGAGGCAACGAACAAAACCTATAGCCTCAACTCTGCTGGTGGGTCTGGCTTCAATCGTTTTACCGTAAGGGATGAAACAGGCGGTGTTGACAGGATTTACTTGTACGCAACTGGTGCTTTTGGTCCCGCCGCAAACGGTACTCAGGATCTTGCTCTGACCGGCACTCGCTGGAAAGATGCTTATATCAACAGTGTGTACGTCGGCACTGGCAGCGCCCGTCTTTTATCCGGCACCGGCAGCCCCGAAGCTGTCGTCAGCGCCGCAGTTGGCTCGATCTACCTGCGTACCGATGGCGGCACCGGCACTGCCGTCTACTTCAAGGAGCTTGGCGGGGGCGGCAATACCGGCTGGGTAGCTAAGTAATTATCATTATTATGACAAAAACACGTGACTTAAACCCATGATCACCATTCTCGGGGTCAAGGTTTCTTATGAGACCTTGGCCTTTTTCATTCTCTTTATTGCTTCTGAGTACCTCGGTCTAACTAAGAAGCGCCGCTCCAACAGCGTCACTCAAGCCATCTCTATGGCTGCCGCTTACTTCAGTAAGACCCGCACTGAAGACGATAAGATACGTCGCCTGCGTCGGGCATTTACTAAGGAGTAGACCAATGGTTCTACTACCAGTCAAGCAATACTACGCCCAGACGGACTCTGCCACAGCTCACGGCGACAGGATGTGTTTCTCATCGACTTGTGCGATGGCAATCAAGTATCTCCGTCCCGATGCACTGCGTGGTAGCAACGCTGACGATGATTACCTCCGTACCGTGTTGAAGTACGGAGACACAACTGAATACACAGCCCACATCAAAGCCTGTAAGGACTACGGTGTTACTGCCACGTTCTACAAGAATGGCACCAAACAAGGGCTAATCAACGAACTGAAGAACGGTTACCCAACAGCTACAGGTATCCTCCATCGTGGTCATGCTTCTCACCCGACTGGTGGTGGTCACTGGATGCTTCTCATTGGTGACGAAGGTGGGAAGGGTGTCTTCCACGATCCATACGGTGAGATGGATAACGTCAACGGTGGATACGTCAAGATTGGCTCAGGTGGTCAAGGAGTGAAGTACTCCTGGGTTAACTGGCTAAAGCGTTGGGAAGTAGAAGGCGCCCGCACTGGTTGGTTTATGACCTTCCGTAGTACCATCACCCCACCTTCGAGGGTAGCTACCACCAACACTTGGGATGGCGTTGTAGCCGCTGCCAAAGCTGCTGGAGCTAAGTTCCCACAGGTAGTCGCTGCTCAGTGGGCTCTGGAGTCTGGGTATGGCAAGCACACCTCAGGTACACACAACTACTTCGGTCTAAAAGGTAACAACGACGAAGGCTCTCTTGTTGCAACGACTGAGTTTGTGGGTGGCATGGAGATCAAAACTGATGCCCGCTTCAAGAACTTCCCATCTCTTGATGCCTGCATTACCTACCTTGTTGACCTTTGGTACAAGGATTACAAAGACATGAAAGGTGTCAATCGTGCTTCCACACCTGAGGAATGCGCTGAACTGTTGGTAAAGGAAGGATATGCAACGGACCCAATGTATGCCACCAAACTCAAACGCTTCCTAAAGGAACATGATTGAAGCCATCATCACGGGAGTTGCATCCCTTGTTATTGGCGTTGGCGGTGCTATAGCTTCTATTCACGGACGGTCTAATTCACGTATGGATCTCATCGATAAACGCATCGATGGTGTTGAATTACGTCTTGCAGAAAAGTACGTTCCCCGCCAAGAACTAGCCAACGCTTTACAAAAGATGGAGGATCACATGATCCGCATCGAAAATAAACTTGATCAGATTGTACTGAGAAATGGCTAACAAAAAGAAAGCCTCTGAGGATATGTTCAACGAGTTACATAACATGGTGACTTCTGAACTTCTTAGCCGCATTAAATCCGGTGAAGCCTCCACTGCTGACCTAAAAGCTGCTTGTGATTGGTTGGCTAAGAACGACATCAGTGGTGTCGCCTACGAAGGTAACCCATTGGACAAGCTCGCCTCCATCATGCCCAAGGTAGACCCTGAACTTGTACAGCGGAGGCTTTATGGCACCAAAACGTACCAGTAAACCTGGCCGTACAGCGCGTTTTTACAGGGACAACCCTGAAGCCTATAAAAAGAAGCTTGCTTACGACACCAAAGAGAACAAATCACCAGAAGACAGGAACTACCGATCCAAGCTTTCTATCGCTCGTCATCAACGCGGGATGATGGGTAAGGGTGGTCCTGATCTTTCTCATACAAAAGATGGTCGCCTTGTCCCTGAAAACCCTAAGAAGAATAGGGCAAGGAATGGCCACGGGAATAATGGCCGACTGAAGTAATGACACCGCTACTGCCCTCGCCTGATCACTACCTCCACAACCTAATAACGATGACTAGTTCCGAAGCCAAGCGGCTCCATCGTCGTGCAATTAAGGAATACTTTGATTGTCAATGTGTCTACTGTGGAATTAAACATGACCCTGATGAACTCACTATTGATCACGTCCGTCCTCGCTCTCTTGGCGGACATTCTTTTACGACCAATCTTGTCCCCTCCTGTCGTAAGTGTAATCAGGCAAAAGGCAGTAACAACTGGCTCCAATGGATGAGGGAAACCTTTGGTCCCACCCCTCGTGAGCAGCTCATCCTCTCCCATATCAATTAACTATGGCTCCTAAAAAACGCCCGTCGATGCTACAGCGGCAACGGCAACTCCTTAAACAGCAACAGCAGGGTAAGAAAGCAGCTTCTAAACAACTCCCTCCTAAGGGTGGTAGTAGTGCAGGCTCTCCGAAAGCAGGAGCACAACGCCTTGCAACTGCTGTTAAGCAAAAAGTTCAGCAGGATGTGACCGTAACTCGGGCTCTTGCCGACAATATGCGCCGCAACAGCGAGCGTGATGCCCGTCAGATCAAGCCGGATCCTAGCCCCAAGGTTCGTTATGCAGGTGCAAACGGTCCTAATCCCAAGCCTCGCAACCTTCCCCCAGTAACCAAACCTGTCCGGTCTGGATCTAGTGCAGTAACCACTCCCCCTAAGCCACGTCAACCTAGGGGTGGTCAGCTTGCCACGCAAGGCAGGGGACCACTGGGTGGTCAACGTGCTCTGCCACCTGGAGTCAAAGGTGGTGGAGTTGAGAAGGCTGGTCAGACCATTGATGTCAAGGCTAATTCAGGTAAGGCACCTACCTCCAAACCAACACCAGCTGGCACTGGAGCTTCACAAGCAAGTCCTCCACGCGGAAGTGGTAGCCCGCTTCCCAACAGCGCAAGGCGTGGTGGCAACCTGCCGAGAGCTGGTGCCAAGGCAATCCGTGGTCGCGTTGCAGATGTACGACCTGCCACTTCGTCAGCTCCTAAACCTCGCAGTCTTCAACAACCCAGTGGTCCTGTTAGCCCCCGCACCAAACCTTCTGGTGATGCCGCCAACTGGCTGAAGAGCCGTTCTCCTGAAGCAGCAGCAGCTCGTGCTGTTGCACAAACCAGAGCACTCAAAGCTGCCAAACTTGCTGGCCGTGGTGCCTTGCTTGCAGACCTTGCCATTACGGCTAAGTCTGTCTTCAACCCTAAAGATAACCTCATCACTAGGGCTAAAGACCTTGGCACTGCCATTGAGAATACTCAAGCAAAGCCTGGACAGAAAAAAGAGTACGTCAGTCAGAACGATACAGCTAAAAAGGCTAACGCCAAGATTCAAGCTGACAACTCTAAGAACAAGTCTAGGCCTGCTGAATACAAGCGTCCTAAGGCGCAAGTTCAAACACGCACCTCTGCTCAGGTTCAGCGTGACAAGCGTGATCAAAAGAAACTTAAGGACTTCTAACTATTATGGCTCCTCGTCGCACAAAGAAAGACAAACAACGTGAATTGGGCGCAACATACGGTCGTGCTGACATTAACCGTGTAGGTTCTTCTCTTAAGAACCAAGGCTATTCAAGCAAGAATGGTGTTGTTACTTACACCGTTGGTGGTGTGAAATACGACGCTGCTACCGGTCGTCCCGTCAAGAACCAACCCGCCAAACCCACCCAGACAGCACTACAGCGGCGAAGCAGCAATAGTGGCGGTACTTCCCGTCCGATGCCTTCTGCTGTAACCTCTGGTTCCAGTTCTGGTGGTAGCTCCACTCCTTCTGCCTCTCGTCCTACCTCCACTTCTGCCAAGACCAAAGACTACAACGCTCCTGGTGGTACTGATAAGGAACGTGGGATGGCTCAGTGGGCAATGGCTAACCCCAAGCTTGCCCAAGCCCTTGCTAAGCGTAACGCTGAACGTGGGACGAGCAACTCTTCCAACCCCCTGATGGCTGACTTTAAGCCTGGTCTTAAGGCTAAGGAAGACGCAGCTAAGTCCACCCCTAGCTCTTCCTCTAAGGCTGAGTACAACGTCAGCAAGACAGAAGGAGAGCGTCGTCTGAAGGGTGGTGTTTCCTCCACTCCAGCTAACTCTGGCACCAAGGCTTCCTCCCAGACCAAGGAGAACTTCTCTTCTGAGTCCATCACCAAGTCTTCAGTCAAAGCTCCCGACGATTCCAAGTCAAAGACCGGGAACAACACCGGTACTGCTTACGACAGCAAGACTGGTTCTCTGAACAAGCCCGCTGAAACGCTTGCCGAGAAGCTGCGTAAGCGTCGTATGGGCATGTAATCCAAACACTACCACCTATTTATGATTTCTCCCTCCAAGCGGGGGGTATGTGTTGAATATAAAGCGGCCTGTCTCTTCATTGAGGCAGGCTTTGAAGTATTTCTGAATGCTAGCCCAGACGGCCCTGTGGATCTTGTCGTCTGGGATGGCGCCAATACATACCTGATTGACTGTAAAACCTTGACCAAATACCTCCGTAAGGATGGGTCGGTCTCGTACAACGCTGAAAAGAATAAGCATCCACACGTTCTCTACCTCGGCTACCACCCTGATTGCTGGCTGTGGCTATCCCAGAACGTCCCACAACCATTGAAAGAAGTGATTTAGGTATGGAGACAGCCGCATGGCTATAAAACGTCGTACAGCCGATTCTGAAGGGACTGACTCTTTGTCCCTTTTGCGTGAGGACTTTAAGTTATTCCTGCAGGCAATGTGGAATCAACTGGACTTACCCTCACCCACCCGTGCTCAGTACTCTATTGCTGATTACCTCCAGCACGGGCCTAAGCGTCTACAGATCCAAGCCTTCCGAGGAGTCGGTAAGAGCTGGATCACAGGTGCTTTTATCCTTTGGACACTGTTCAAAGACCCAGAAAAGAAGGTCATGGTGATCTCTGCATCCAAAGAACGTGCAGACAACATGTCCATCTTTCTACAGAAGCTGATCATTGAGACACCCTGGCTAGCTCACCTGAGACCAAAGAGTGATGAAGCCCGCTGGTCACGGATCAGCTTTGATGTGAACTGCTCGCCTCACCAAGCACCATCGGTGAAGTCGGTGGGTATCACGGGTCAGCTCACTGGCTCTCGCGCAGACCTGATGATTCTGGACGACATCGAAGTTCCTGGTAACTCGATGACGGAGATGATGCGCG